AGTTCGCGTTGCCGATCGTCCAGTGCGTTTTCAGCCATGACGTTCAAGAGCCGGATGCCACGCGACGTATCCGGCAAAAGCTCGATGCACCCTTTACGCTCCAATCGTTGAAGGTGACCGGCAACGCCATTCGGTGATGTGATGCCGAAATGCTTACCAATCTCACGCACCGTCGGCGGGATGCCGCGATCGTGAATGTGACAAGCGATGTAGTCTAGGACTTGCTGCTGGCGTTCGGTGAGGGGTCGCTCAGTCATCGGTGGTCTCCGATTCAGTGCTTTCGTGCTTTAGCCATGCTCCTATGCTCACCATCGCATTGTCGACGGCATCAAGGCCCATGCCGAGTTCGTCTTGCAACTCATCGTCTTCGGATATGGTGGCCAGGTAACCATCGACACGATTACGCAAGTCGGTCGCGGCGTCCATGAGATTTGCTACGTGTTCATCAGGGGGCCGTGGCGGCCTGTGATCGGGCCATTTGGCGCCCTTGTTGTATCCGCGACTGTATCCCAGATTAAACGACTTCCGGCACGGTACGTCAGTCATCATTTAGCCTTCTGAAAAGAAATGGTTTCCAGCCAGGTCAAAATCCACGGGCCGCGATAGTAGTATCTATGCCCAACTTTAGCGGCGCGAAGCATTCCCGTGTCGCGGGCCTTTTTGAGAGTCGTTTCCGTGATGGCGTAATGGTCACTAAGCCGCAGGTCATCCCAAAGCGAACACTCATCAAGTAATGGTGATGCCATAACGTTTCTCCTTTCGTCATTCCCCAAGTTGCTTACGAATCAACCCTTCCATCGCCGCTCGCATCTCCAAGATGTGCGGCCGCAACTCTTTCGCGTACCAGTTCAACGGCACGAACGTCACCGCCGCATAAAGGTAGACGTCGAAGCCATAGATGGCACTGAGTGACCGGATGATGTGTATCGAGGAGTACGTGTGCCGGCCTTTCTCAAGGTTGCACAGGTATGCGTGACCGATGCCCAGGCGTCTGGCTAAGTCTTTCTGTGAGTAGTCGAATCGCTTGCGCAGTTCACGCGTCGCCTTCGCTAGTGGTGCGTCCATCCGGTGCATGGTCGTTTTCCTTTCGCATTCGTGCGTCTGCCAATGCTTGTCCGTGATTATTCAATTGGATCGATATAACATCGGCCAAGCCAGCATTGACTAGTTCTCTCGCATCGGACGAATCCCACCCACACCATCTGGTCGATGTAATATCAGCGGTAACCCGGGGTTGTTGGCCCATTTTGCGCAACAGACGTCCCGAAAATGTTCCGGGCGGCGGGTATTTTGTATCATCCATCTTCGTCTCCTAATCCTATTCGTAGCAAGGTTCCATCGGCACCCACGGGCGACGTTTGCCGACGTGGTAAAAGTTGGCTCTCCACCCAGTGATGTTGAGGTCGGCATCGCTGGTGAACACCAATGATTCAAGCTCGATGCGGTAGTCGTGCTCCCACAGCCAGTCATCGAGCAACACACCAGATATCGTCGTGTCTAAGCGGAAGTGATCGTACGCCATAGTCTGGCCCATCATCGGCCCGCCGCCGAGAAAGGTCACCTTGCCGGGGATTGGTAGCTTATTTTGCATCAGCCAACCCCTCGGCATAGCCATCAAGATAACCAGACGCGAATAACTTGCGTGCCGCCCGTTTCGTCGCATCCAGTTCGTCGTCCGTCAAATCATCGTTGTCGATACCTTTGGACTCCACGAACGTGCCCCATGCTCGCTCGAACTTCTGGCCTCGCATTGTCGTGCATGGCGCGGGTGGATGGACATCCTCGAACATGTGCCACACATACGGGCCGCTCTGCCAACTGCCAATGTGATTGCCAGTAAAGTCGCCCATGTCACCGCCTGTCCCGAAGACGCGAAAATGTCGATGCTCGTTTGGCTTATTGGCGTCCACCAATGCCCACAAGCAATTAACGTCACGCTGACATTCGACGTGAACAACGACCGCATCTTTCGGCATCAAGAGTTGCACGTGCGAGCTTTGGATTAGAAATGAAAACTTCCAGATAGTCGCAGACATAGCTTCGTCTCCCATTGCAAGAATCAGCCCCTCAGTCTCCCATGAGTTTGTCCGCCGCCTCAGCGAAATTCAGATCGCATGTACTCATCACTTCACTCATCGGTCACTTTCCAGTAGCCGCTCGGCCAAGTGCCGAGCGGCCTTGGTGTGTTACCGGGCAACTTTTAATCGCCCGCGATTGTGCCAGAAGCAAATCGTTTCCCAAATGCTGGCGATTGCGGCCGGTGACGAATCGCGAATGTGCGACCAATCCCAACATTGCTCAACCGCTTGGGCTTTGGTTATTTGGCCGAAGCCGTCGGCGTGTTGTAGATAGCAAAACTTCCATTGGCTGTCTTTCAGTCGCCAGCGATCGTCGCCGTTGTAGTGCATGTAGCCCATGACGGCGGTTCGTTTCTCGTCGGCAGACAAGGCGTTCTCGTCGTGTCGGCGGGGCGTGGCGGCCAATTCACGAAGGGCCTTTAGGGTGGCAGTAGTGGTCATGGTTTCGTCTCCCGTTTGTTTGCCCCCTCGCCCCGTTGTCTAATCCTATTGTACCATGCACGGGACGGATTGCAATAGGATTTTAACTCTTTTTGGCGTCAGAATCGCCCTAGATCGTCTCAGTATCCAGCCAGCCTGTCTGGTTTGTGCCGATTGGCTCGGACTCTTGCTGGTTGTGCGAGCCCGCTACGTAGGCCAGAAAGTGGTACAGCCAGCGGCTCGTTTCGCCGACGTTGCCACACCGCTTCGACATCGGCGTCGGCCAGGAGTAGCCGTAGCGGAACAGCGACGCGTCCATGCCATCACGGCCAGGCTCGTCGCGGTCATAATCCAGACCGAGCCCGCGTCCGAGCCACCAATCGTTGGCGACTTCGTACGGCAGTCCCTGCCAGCCCTTGCTCGGCTTCGGAACGCCACGCTCGTAGTAGCCGCCGAGCCCAATGTTCGCGGTCCAGTGGCGGCCATCGTAATCACCGCCGACGTCGCGTGGCGTCGTCGTACACACCTCGTGCATGTCGTTCGCCCGCGCGAACATCCCCAAAAGCTCGTTGATGTTGTACAGGCTCGTCGATATCGGCCACGTCAGCGACTCTTCGCCGAAGACATGATGCTTGCTATCGGGCCCATTCTCAAACCACTGAATCTCCGCACCGGGAAAATACTCCCGCACCAAATCCAGCGCCGCGTTGTTCTTTTCGATCAGCGCCCGCCGGATCGTCACCAGTTCGGATTCACTGGCGCCGGGTAGCTCGAACCGCAATTGCTCTTGATCCAGATAAACGTGCGCCACCTCGGCCCGGTCGTCGAGCAGCCGCAAAATGTTCTGATAGTAGCCACGTTGTCTGCTGAGGTCAGCCGTTGCCCATTGGCCCCAGCCGCGTGGGTCATGCTTGCCGGCCGGGTTGTCATGGTAATGCCATGGCGAGCATTGCACGGAAAGCCTGACACCGTCGCCGCCGTACTCGATGTGATCGATCGCCCGGTCGGCGTCTTCTTGCTTCGACCACTGAGCCGAGAGCGACGTCGACTGACAGATTCGCGACACTTCGCGCAGTTCGGGCTCTAGCTCGGCGTCGATGCGTGTGTCGGGCCAATAGTAGTGGCGGTACGGCATCACAGCTTGCTCGGCCAACGTGTCGAGCATTTGCTTTGGCTTGGCGGGGTCGGGGTAGCGTAGCGGCATCGTGTTCCTCAAATGCCAAGGTTGAGTGTTGCGTTCAAAAAGTCGTGCCCTTTTCTGACGGCCGTAGCATTGAGTGCCGCTTCCATCAATCCTGCCCCCGACTCTTGGCCATTGATACCGAACGTTATGGAAGTCGTGTCACCTTCAAGACGCGCACCGGCCGCGATCGCGGTGTGCTGTTGTGTGTAATTGGCTAACCAGTTGGTTTCATCGAGTGCCGGTCCGCCATTCTCGACCTCTGTAAAGGCCGCATTCGTGTCGATGCCATTCAAGTATAGCTTTAGACCGACGCCATCGTGAACGGCAAACACTGTGTACCACGTAGCCAATGAAATCACTTTTGCCACAGCGGGCGTCCACGTGATCGACGAGCCCGCCGTGCCTTCGGGGCGGTCTAGATAGAAATCAAGTTCAAGCGACCCCGTCTTGACGCGAATGGCCAATTCGCGGCTGGCAAAGTTGGTTGTCAATGCCAACGGGTAGACGTTGCCGGCAGTATCGACATCGAGATTGAACACCGTAAACATCGTGCCGGTTGTCCAGGCGCTAACAGTTGCTGGCGCCGCAAACGCGTGCCCGATGGCTTGATGCGGCGTGTGGTCCAATATCCGGGCAATCCCATTCGGCACGCCCGTCTCGGTTACCTGTGGCTTGTTGGCTAATTTGAGCAACGTCATGTGAGCGGCGTTGCCACTGCCGTCGGTCCATTGCGTAGCGTCCGCCGGCAGCCCCGCCGTCGGCTCCAGGTTCGGCGCCAACCAATAACCCAACCAGTCGCCTAACACGTCGAGTGACGGAATGATCGTAACACCACGCCCCAGCAAATGCTTCGACAGCGGCCCACGCGGTGACGTGCCAGCGGTTGGCAAAAGTGAGCGAAACGACATTGACTCTCTCCGTTAGGATTTCAATTGGCCGGTGTCTCTGCTTTGACTTCTTCGTGAGAGACAACACGACCAGCGACGACATCTTTCAGACCGGCAATGACGCCGTCGGCATCCTCTAGATGACTACGCAAAAGGCTATTCGCCCCGCGCAGTGACCGAATCGCAATTTCCAGCCGCTCGGACGTCGGCAACGTTTTCGCCTCTTCGCTATCAGTGGCGCCACTCAGGGCGAGAAGCTCTTCTTGGGTCGCTTCCAGTTCGGCGATACGTTCGTGTTGGCTCAGGTTTTTTGAACCAAGTTTTTCGCAGAAGTCATCCAATGCATCTACCACCCCACGCAGCCGGTGAATTTCCGTGACGGCTTCTCCTAATGCAAGACGCAGGTTTAGGAAATTCGCAACTGTTTGCTCTTCGTTGAAGTCAGCCGCCAGACATTCAATGTGCTCCAGCCGTTCATCCGGCATCAGGGGCGGGGGTTCGTCTGTCATCACTTCTCCTCGGTTACTTGAACCATTTCTCGGCGGCCATTATCGCCGGTCGCGACGATCGACCGCAAGGGCGATTAGGCGTCGGCGGGGAAATGACCGTCTGGGCACCCCTTGGTTGCGAAGACGAGTGCCTCTTCCATCGGGCAGCCACATTTCTTGTGCGAGCAATGGCTGCCCGTGAATCGCTTCGTGGGACAGTTGCGACAGTGAGCTTCTAGGATTGTGTGAACTTGCTCATACGTCCGCAGCGGATCACCCTTGCCCTTTTGGATCGCCGTTGCAATGCCGTAGTTGATGACTCGCCGCGCGATTGAGGGCATGTTGGCTTTGGCGACTGCTTGCAACCGGGCAAGTTCGCGTTCTGCTTTGGCTTCGGATGAATTGCATCGGGCGCGAATTTTCTCCGGCGGGTATGGACTGTCAATGATTTGCCCACAGCCTTTGTGGATGCACCTATTTTGCGTGCCGCCGATGTTCTGGAATGTGCAATTGTTTGACATCACAGAGTCTGGATAGCGATTTCTGCGGTTGGATAGTTATTGAGGCCAGTGAGAAAGTTTGTCCAAGGATTACATGCCGGGTTGAAAGTCGGAAATCCAGCGTGAATAACCTGCTCTGTTAGGGTGCCACTAAAATCAGTGCAATCTATTGGGAATCCAAAATTGGATGTGGTGCATTCCAGCGTTCGGACACTTTCTGTTTTGCCATAATGACAAACAGCACCATTACCAAAAAACCTAAACACTACTCTCTGCCGCCCAAATACTGAGTTTGGGCATAATCGGTCATCGATTCCCCAACGGCAGTCAATGCCCCCTAAGAAATCCAATATATATGTGCCGTCAATTTCCTGGCAATCAGTGGACACGGGAGGGACAGAAGGGTCGCATGTCCAAGAATTATTGTTAGGGTGGAACATTGTGATGTCAGCTTGGACTTTTGCGGCGCGCTGATCGCTCGTGCATTTCGCTTCGGAGCAAATACCTGGCACCGTGTCATCGCAACAACAATTCCAAAATCCGCGTTGCCCACAGACTTCGCATCGTCGCTGTGGGTTCCACGGGTCGCTAGGCTTCGGCTGCCATTCGTGCGACTTCGCCATTTCCCATATCGCTTCCTCAGCGTGCCATGTGCGTTTGGCCATCGCTCAGCACTCCCCTGCGATCAATAGGTCTCCATCTATCTTGTAAGCGTCGCGCACAACAATACACGCCTTATCAGCGTCCAGGTCCGCAAAATGATTATGGGGATTTAGAGTTTCCAGTGGATCACTCACCGTCTCGCTGCCTGCCGGACCTGTCCAGATATTGATCTGACCGCTCGATCCCTTATCGATCGGGCCTACTGTTTTTCCGAAGATTATGTTGCCGAAAACTCGTGGCAGCGACGGCTTGAGATACTGTTGCACGCTCGGCGGTGACATCCGATCGATCCACCAAAGGAACCGTTGGCGAGAGTAGAGCCCAACCGTCGGCTCGCCTGGGTGGGCTGCGAGCGAGGAAAACGCACCGCCCGTCTCGGACAACAGCGATACCCTGTACGTGAACACAAATGATTTGATAGTTGCGTCGAGCGGAACATACGCGAAGCCGGCAAAGCGTTTGCGGTTTTGCACGATCGCTAGATCGTCAGCAAATCCGATCAGCATTTCATCGGCCGCAACTTCAATCTGGGCAGTGTTTTGTTCGCCAGCGTCGTTTGTCAGCAGCGGCAAATCACACCAGAGATTCAAAACTCCGCCGCCACCCTGAGCGATTGCACGTGTTATTGATGCACCTGATCCATCCGCTGAATCCCAGCGTTTTACATATAGTTCTTCATCATCAGCATCCGATGACATGTCTTGCGATGGAAAATACACAGTCATCTCAGCAGGTATGCCAGAATTCAAACTAGGCGCCCCGAATTGCTCATTCAGCGGCGGACCCAGTGCGTTGCCCGCAGCGGTGGTAGCTGGCGACGTCGATCCCGCATCGTAAATCGCAAACGGGCTATTTTCCGACACTGGATCGTAGACGATCACCTTGCCGATCCGTGCTAAGACGGTAATCAGTGCCTGCCAAGCGTTGACGCCTTGGAATTTCCAGTCGTAGGGCGTCGACAGCGGCGCCGTGCCTGAGCCGGTGAATGTTCCGGGCCACGGGCCATACTCTGGTGTCAATGTGGCCCAAATTACTTCGAGCATTTCCTCCCACGTGTATTGCTCGCCACCATCCAGGCTGGACTCTTTGTAGCCCTCGCCGCTGTCGGTGCCGGCAGCCCCTGGATCAACGTCGCCACCCCGCAGCGGTACGTTGAATTCGTTCTGCAATGACGAACGCCGCTGCCATATCCAACGCACGTCGGTAATCTCGACGATGGCTACTTGCGTGTCAGCGTCGAACCCGCCTATCCCGAAGTCCTCAACGCTCTTGACGATCATATTTCGCAAGACGGTCTCGGTGATATCGCCGATAGTGTTACTCTGTTTGAACGTGACATCGACAGTCCCGGCTTCGCGAACAGCGTCGGCATCGCTTTTGAGCATTAAAAACCAGCCGTGTGATGCACCGGCTCCGATCGGTATCTCCAGGCGGTTCGGGCGTGGATCGTCGTACTTGTCCGTGTCGGCTAACAGGACATCGCGATCGTCGATGAGGATGGATATGTTCTGTTTGATGCTGGCCATGGTTAGGTTATCCCTGCGCCGGCTGATTGTTTAATAGTAATTACAGTCTCCGCCCGTCATCGGGCCCGTGTTCAGCCACGCTGTTGGCGTCCCCATTGCCAACGTTAATGTGCTCTCGCACATCGTGGAGCCGGGGTGACGCGGAACCGGCAAACTCTTCCTCTATCAGCCGGTTGTAATCCTCCATCGTGACGACCCACGCCGGGATCGTGTCAACTTCGATCCTCTTGGCGGCCTCTAGACGGTGATGGCCGTCCAGCACCAGATGCCCATTGCCCACGTCTTCTACCACTACCACTGGTGGCAAGTCCCATTCGCGGTAGATCGGGTCATCAAACGTGACATCACGTCTCCCCGTGTCCAAGCTATCGACGATAGCCTGAACACGGGACTCTGTGATCGTATGTTGAGGATCAGCGATTGGCCGAATCTCATCACGGTTGGCGTTGATCGTCGTGGTCGTCATCGTTTTGCTCTGGATTATCTCTTCTCCGGCCGATCGACGCCACTGCGGGCTGGGCTTGAAGGGTGGCTTAGGCACGAAGTCGCGTTTAGGTGGCTTGCCCGTCTTGACCGATTCTTGGGCTGACTTGATGCCTTCGGCCGCTGCTTGGCGGATACTGAGGGCTGACCAGCCACAGCGGCAATTGCTTACGACAATTCCATCGGCTACCATATAGCCAGTTTCTGTCTGGAAGTCGTACACGGAGCCTTCAAAATGCTCAATCTCGATGTTGGTGATTTGGTCGAGAAGTATCTCGCTGGGGTATCTGAACTGCAACTCTCTAAAGAGCTGAGTGTCAGCCGATGCACGATCCGCAGCCGCTTGGTCGCGGCAAACGTCAAGATTCGCAGCGCTGCCGAAGCGGCGACAATCCGCTTTGCCCGGGACGGGATGCCGACAGGATTGCCCAAGATGTGGGCCACTAACCGGGGAAGCACTCGGCCCGAATCCGAACTCGCTAAACGGGCTTTGTCGCGACAAAAAGGATGCGTCCAAGTCGGCGAGGGTGAAGCTGAGTTGTGTGTCGCGCTCCGAAATCTCGGCTTCGATATCGTGCAACAATTCGCCGTTGGCCGCTACAATGTGGATATAGCCATCCCCGAAAGCCGCGTCGCCTTGGAGGTCCAACGGTGGAGCTTCGACCGAAACAAGCCCGGAGAGACTTCGGAGCGAATCAAATATTTTCTCAGCCGGAGTTGGGATATCATCTATGTCATCCAATGGACGAAACTGGAAGTCTGCTGGCGTTCTATAGGCGAGAAGCTCGGAGCCTTTCTCGATCTGGCGTGCTCTGAGGAAACCATCCGGGGTCGGTATGGGATGATTCGCAGTGATGGTGAATCGTCTGCCGCGTTGAGTCGTGAACTTGTAGATGTCCCCAGAATACCGGGATTTTAGGCCAAACATTATCCGGCCTTGCACGATCGAATCGGCAGCGATCGCGTTCCACGACCACGGTGGCCGAAACGCCTTCCAGACCGGATCATCTTTGTGGTAGATATTCGTGCCCTGAATGCCACGTTTTTCGAGTGATAAATGCTCCGGTCGCACGCGGTCATCGTCGATCGCATCGTAGCTGCGATAGACGAAGACTTCGCCAACGCCCGGCTGATCGAGCACTTCTTCTTTCCCTTCGCTGAACGCCGTCAGAATGTTGTTTCTGAATATCTGTTCAAGATGTGGCTCTGAGAGCGGCAGGTCGGCCATTTCCGCCACGAACGCCTTGCGGTCGGCACCTTGCTCGGCCATTTCCCCAAGGCGGTCTCTGAGCCGCGTACGGGCCTCCTGAGTGATTTCCCCGGCGGCTGTGAATGCGCGGGCACGCGATGCGTTGTTCAGGGCCTTGAACTCTTTTGGGGTGTACACTCGCTTACTGACGAGACTCTTGGCACTCGCCTTTGCTGCCGGGAATTCCACTTCGATGAACGATAGATCGGCTGGCGATATCTTCGCCGGGGCCACCACGGGGACGCCGACTTTCTCGACGCTGGCTGCCGCCCCTTCGATGTAGGCCGCTGTCGTCGTATCGCCCAAAGCGTTCGCGATAAGCGGTTCAAGATCACCGAGAAGCAACTCCAGGCGGGCTAGGACACGTCGGATGTCAAACGTTTTTTTTTAACGCCGACTGTGCCGGCCGTTATCATGCTGCGATGAAACTGGCGAGCAATCACCAGAGATTCGCGGACACCGGGCTCGGCACCGACGGCGTCATCGTCGAAGAGCGACGAGAGTTGCTGTGAGCCGTTTTGTGTGCTGCGACGGCTGGCCTGACGTACGGTCGTCTCGTCAACGCCTAAGCGTCTGGCAACTTCGGCAACCGTCAGCCCCTCGTCGAGCATCCTACGCACTGTGGCCAGGTCGATATTAGCGAGTTGCTCGCCGCTCACCGGCAACACTTCCGGCGGCATCCGCAGTCCGCCACGTCCGCCACGTCCGCCACGTCCGCCACGTCCGCCACCCGATGGCGCCCCAATCGACGACTCAATCCCGCCTTCGCCCATCATTTCGCCGATCGTCTCGATCAGTGGCCGCACCTTAACGGTGTAGCTGGGGCTGCTGGTGCCGAAGTTCATCCGCACCAAAGGACGGACAATCTGCTCGTTAATTTGCTGGACCAGTCCATTCGCCATGCGACCGCGTGACGACAGGAACACCAGAAACGGTATCGAGCGTCCCGAGTATCCTGAGCCAGACGAGGCGGCTTGGATAATTTCCAGTGGCACCTCCATGCCTTCGGTAATCTCCCCGTCAAGGTCGTGAACGTATTCGAGCATTTCACCACCGCCGCTGATTTGCGAGGGCTTATCGTATTCCCATTCTTTGTTGCCGGTGTCTTTATTGGCGTCACTCGGGAATGTCAACGTGTTGCCGCTCAGGCGATTATTGGCCACCTCGCGGGCGATATCACCGGCTTGGACTTTCCGACCGTCTGGGAATGTGTAAGTTCGATGTGTCGGATACCAGACAACGTCCCCAACGTACGCATCCTTAAAGAACCGCAGCCGCCGTAACGCAATCGCCCCGTTCTTTGTGTGCTTCTCTACCCACGGTGCAAACGACGAGTGAAATAGCGAACGCCCATAGAGGCGGCGTGAGCGTGCCCGGTAGGTCAGCCACAGCTTCTTCATCCCCCATAGTGCGGCCTTGCCGTGGAAATCATGGCCGCCGCTCAGCGTGGCATTCTGGATCGTCATGCCGACGGCACGATTGCGATAACGGATTGGCCGTACGTCGATGGCCTCAAAGTCTTCTAGGCGGTCGAACACAAAGCGGCCCGAGTCGATACCGCTGGTGGCCATTTCGTAGACCGTCTCGAAACCACCGAAGCCGTAGATCAGTGTGTCGGTGAGTATCTCGAAATGCTGCGACCAGATTTTATCCAACTGCCGGCTAACGAAGTCGTTTACCTGCGGGTTGTCGCCTTCAACCTCAAATTCGGCAAGCTCCAGCGGACCCGTGGCGACTGCGAATGAGAGTGTAACCTTTGGGTCAAGCAGCATCGCCCGAGCGGCTCGGAGCGTGAACCGGGGGAGGTGCCTCATATACTCACTGACAACGTGTTGGTCATTACCCGGCTTGTAGCCCGAGATAACGCTGTCATCTTTGCGCAACTCTTCCGGCTTCGGAAACATTGACCGGACCCAGTCAGTCCATCCCATTGATCGTATCCTCGTTATCGATACCGGTTTGCGAGTTGTTCGCGTTGCCGCTGTGCTGCCCATTCGCCACGCATTCTACTCGCCTCGTCAACGTCACCGCCTGTTGCACACATTGCCAGACTCATCATGCCTTTCCAGTCGTCGGGGATTTCTCCACGCTCGATTCGTTCGACGGCTTGGATTCGGAATCCGTTGGCGAGCCAGATTCGTCGTTTGGACTTTGGCCATTCGCTGGGGTCGACTCCATACCATCGAGCGACTCGACAAGTATCGTAGTTTTTTTTTCCACGATATTACAGGCTTCGGTTACCATCCGTGCGAATATCGATGCCATCGTGTAGCTGGCATCCTCGACGCCGTAGAAGCCAATCAACACGTCATCGCGGACCGCCGCGTAGTAGGGCTGGGCTCCGCCTTTCACTTGTGCGGCTTTGGTTCTCACGTTTGCCGCGTTCAATAAATCAGCGGCCTCGCATACGTCGACATCTAATGCTTCGACTTTGTCGCCGTGAGCGATCTTGAATTCGAGGACGACGGAATCCCTGTCAATTTCTATTTGCATGGTCAGAATCCTATGCCCACAAGGTTAGCTGGTGGCCGAATGTCATTACCTGCCGAACTTACCATTTCGTCGCCGTCAAGACGATAGACCTTTGCCCATCGCACTAGCCATATTTTACAGCCGAAGATCGAGCCGATCAGCGTTGGCGTCTGTACTTGCCGATTCGACACCGGCACGACGGGTATGCGGTTGAACGTAAACATTTCCGGGATAGACGGTTGAAACCTGATGCGGATTGCCTTGCCGACCATCGCGACGAGTTGATCCGGGCTGCCGTGTGTCTGGACGATATCCGAGCGGTCCCAACCCTGCGATTGCCCACGGCTTAGTTGGGCAGCGGCAAATGCCTGTTCAAACAGACCAAACTCTGTCGGCACGTTCGGCCCGCCCGTTTCTCCAGATGAGCTACTGCTGACCTGTTGCGTCGCCTTGTGCGTGCTTTCGTTCGGGATGGTCTTGAAAAAGAATTTGTTGTCGAATGCAATCCATGAGTTGAACTCATCGATTGCACCGCAGCCAAATTTTTGGAACGTGTTATCGTTGCTGATTGGCGTTGCCCCCACAACAATGCCGCCGATTTCCCCGGTGGCTTGTGCGTCACAGAGCCCAATTATGACATCGTTGCCGTCCCATTCAAGCTGTCGCAGACCGCCAAGCTGCCACGTCCGCTGCATCGACTCGGACCAGTCGGTGTAATTATGAGCTATATTTCCTGGGATTGGGTCGTACATGCCAAAGCCGCCGAAGACTTGCGTAACGTTCATGGCCGTTACGGTCCATTCGACGTTAAAGCGGCTGGTGCGGCGACGGGCGAATAGCGAATTGCCCCATGATAGCTTTTTCGGCATTGCGAGCGGGCGGAACCTACTTCTTTTACCGCCGTCTACACCGGCTGGGCTAGAAATCACCGCACGCGACTTCTGTAGATAGTGAGTCATTATCAAAAAGAAACGGAATGCCGCTTCATTCAGCGGCGCGGTAGCAGCAACGGTTAATTCTCCCCGCAGGGAGCATTTGTACGCTGTGAAGCCCGGCCCGGTATTCCCGCAGTCGTAGTCTATCTCGCCATCGACGATACCGGGCGGTAATGCTGGTCCGGTGATTTCGGCATCGACAACGCTAAACGTGATTTCCAAGTGATCCGGCGACAACTGGTGTGTTGTCGAGACACGGCGGAAGCCATCCGGGACCGATATGCCAAGTGATTTGAACGCCGCATCGGGGTTACGAAACTCGCCTTTGAGTGCAAGACGATACCGCCCGGAAATGGTACGCCGCACGAAGCCTTGGGCATCGCTTGATAGTTGCATATCCCATACGAATTCGGTGATGCCCTGTCCGCCGCATGGCGACGACATCCATTCGACTGACCACGTCACGAGATACGCCTGGTTGCCGCCCATCGGCACCGCTTCAAATCCTATCGGTTTCGGACCATAACCAAGATCAGTGTCAATACTGATCGCTGCCAAGCCGCTCCCTTTGCCGGTATACTCCAGTTTTTTTCCAGGCGCCAACAACGCTACTCGCAAGGCAGCCATTTCGACGTCGCATTCGTTCTCAGTATCTTCCGAGACGACAAACTCTACTTCCAGCGTCCAGATAGTGCCCATGACGGTGCGGCCATCGCTCGTATATTCAGGGCGCCCACGAAACTTCGACTGGTGCAGATTAGTAATCTGCTTGCTGTTGTACGTGATCGTACCGCTCAGAGTTCCGTCGACGACGCTGGTCATTGCTTACGCTAATCGGTGAAAGGGATGAAGTCTTCAAAGCCGGCAACGCCGCCTCCGAGGTGGAATTGGCCCCGTGGTCTGCGGTCAGGGAATACTTCTTTGTTTTTCTCGCCTTGATCGTTGAAGCCCGGCACGACAAAGTCGGGGATCAGGCCGAACATGCCGCCGAGGTCACCGGGAAGCCCTTCGATGTCGTCAGCGTTTTGCTCAACACCAAAATCAACGCTTTTGAGTATCTTTAACAGTGTGTGTACGATTGCTGCTTGAGGGCTCAATGTAAGGCCCGTAGCGGTAGTGAGTGGCACAAAATCCATCAGCAATTGCGCAATGCTCTCTTTGTTGTCTTCAACGTACTGAAAAAAGCCATTGAGTTTCTCAATCGTTCCGGCGCCTATGCCAATGATTGCATTTTTGAACTCTTGGATATCGCTTCCAACCCTTAGCCCCAACTCGTGTATCTCACGCTCCAGCCGGTCCGTCTGCGCCAAGCCAGCCGCAAGCGAAGGCTCCATTATCCGGGCGGTTTGCATTTGCCGCATCATCCGAGCCACGTCCAGCCGGGCGACACCGACGGCCAGACGGCCGGAAAATGGCACCAGCGACCGGGCTGAGCTTTCTAGCTCGTCGGTCCAGCGATCGATGGCACGGACGGTCTTGACGGCGGCGATGCCCAACAGAGCGACGCCAGCGATCGCGGCCCCAATGCCCACCGCTCCGGCGACAGCAGCGCCACCGGCCACTGTGGCCGCCCCACCGCTGAATCCTAAGCGACCACCCATTGCGCCAAGGCGAGCCGGAACCCGTGGCCCCC